ACCACATTCCAGGGGCCGGTGCGTTCGCTGACTGGTATTTACCAGCAGGGCGCCGGAACCATTGTTGACATCACCTCCAGCACCACGTTAAACCCCGTCGATCATGGCGGACGCATTATTACGGTTGGCGGCTCTTTGGCTGCTAACGTGGTTTTAACGCTGCCAGAAATTAATGTCAGTGCAGACGCAAGTTCTGCCGGCCCAGGCGCCGATCCCAATACGCCCAACAACGAAGGTGTTGTTTACACGATTTGGGTGCCTACAACCATTTCGACCAGCTCCCTGAAGATTGGCACCAACGGCACCGACAAATTTGTTGGCTACGTTCTGTCGATTGACAGCGATTCGACTGATGCCACCCGAGGGTTTGGCGCAGGCGCGACTAACGATTTCATTAACTTCAACGGCTCAACCACGGGCGGCGTGGCGGGAACGTGGGTGCAAATCGTTGCCATGGCTGCCAACAAGTACATGGTCACCGGCGTGGTCGTTGGATCGGGTAGCGTTGCGACTCCGTTTGCTGACTCCTGATTAGGAGGCCAACATGGCTATGCAAACTGATGTCAAAGCCAGTGCGGAATTGACCAGTACGGGTGACGTAAAAGATCAGAACACAAACAATCTTGGGCGTGTTCGGGTCAAATCAATTTACATCATCCCTACTGGTACGGCTGGCAGCGTCACGCTGAAAGACGGCGGGTCTGGTGGATCGACCGTGGTTGTTATCAACACAGTCGCCTCTGCCACCCAGCCCACTCAGCTACTCATTCCCGGTCAGGGTTTGCTGTTTGAAACCAGCGTACATGCGACGCTATCAAACGTCGGCTCATTGGTTGTCTTCTACGGGTGATGCATGCAAAACGAGCAGAGCTACAACCTCGCAGGTCGCAAGCTGTTTGTGGCTCTGCCCGCCTATGACTTCAAGGTCAGTCTCAAGCTGGCGGTATCTCTTGCGCGCTTAGCGCAGCAGCTGCCACTGCATGGGATTGAACTCAGCATAGGCAGCGTTTGCGGATGTTCCGTGGTATCTCGCGCTAGAAATATTCTGGTGCGAGACTTTCTTGACAGCGATTGCACTGATCTGATCTTCATCGATTCGGACATCAACTTTCAGGCGGATGACGTATTGCGCTTGATGGCCTGGGCAAGCGATCCCAAGAAGGGCATCGTTGGTGGCGTACCTCGCACCCGCAAGGTGGACAAGGTATACATTGCCCAACTGGATCAAGACGAAGAAGGCGTAACCATGAACCGCATGGGCCTGGTGCGCGCCAAACGCATCGCTACGGCCTTTATGCTGGTTCGGCGTGAAGTCTTTGAACGCCTGGTGAGCGAGAACCCCCAGTGGAACTATCACGATCACAACACCGACAAGCAGCTTAACGCCGTGTTTGATTTCCTTGTAAATGAGGAAGGATACATTGGCGAAGACTACCTGTTCTGTGATCGTGCGAGAGCTATTGGTTATGAGGTATGGATTGATCCCACCATCAAGCTCGGCCACATGGGCGTACAAGAGTACGAAGGTGACTTTGGGCGCGACATCCTCTATCCGATGATCAATCCCATCGAAAGCAAGCGGGTGGCGTAATGGCGAAGACGCCGGCATGGCAGCGCGCAGAAGGCAAGAGTCCATCTGGTGGCTTGAATGCCAAAGGGCGCGCGTCATACAACCGGGCCAATCCGGGGAAGCCGGGGCTCAAGGCGCCGCAGCCAGAGGGTGGCGCGAGGAAGAAGTCATTCTGTTCGAGGATGACGGGGATGAAGAAGAAGCTGACATCCGAGAAAACGGCCAACGACCCGAACAGCCGGATTAACAAGGCTTTGCGTAAGTGGAAATGTTGAGATGGAAATGATGTTATGGAATGTCATCTTGTCATTCATCTCTGGCCTGGTGTTGTGGCTATTGAAGGTAATGTGGGACGAATTGCAACGCGTTCAGATTCTTCTCAATCGCACCCGAGAAGAGATTGCGCGCGACAACATTACGAATGACGAAATCAATCGGATCTCGCAGCACATTGATCAACGGTTCAACAAGCTAGAGCAGAAGATTGACAATCTGATGCAAAGGAACGCAAATGCGTAACATGACAATGCCCCCCAAGATGATCAAAGACGCCAAGTCTGCCTACGAGCAGTCGCGCACTACGTCGTTCAAACAAGGCGGCTCCGCATCAAAGCGCGCTGATGGTTGCGCCGTGCGCGGCAAGACCAAGGGCAAGATGCTGTGAAAAGGCCAAAACTTGGCAACTGGTCAACCGGCGGGAAGTCTGTTGAGCAAGGAGGCTATGGAATGCCAGCAAAAACCGCGAAGCAGAAACGATTCATGGATGCGGCTGCGCATAGCCCGGCGTTTGCCAAGAAGGTAGGCATCCCGATTGCGGTGGCCAAAGACTTTAGCAAGTCCAGCAAAGGCATGACTTTTTCAAAAGGTGGCGAGATGAAAGAATCTAAATCGATGATGAAAAAAGAGGTGGCGTTCATGAAGAAAAAGGGCGCCCCCAAGTCCATGGTCAAGCATGAAATGGCCGAGGCTGGCATGGAAGCCGGCGGCATCCCCAAGCGCCTGCCCAATCCCAAGCAAATGGGCAACATGGGCATGAAGGCTGGCGGCCTTGCCATGGGCCACAAGACTGCTGATGGTGTTGCCAAGAAGGGCAAAACCAAAGGCGCCATGGTGAAAATGGCAGCTGGCGGAATGGCCATGGTGAACAAAGGTGGCAAGATGGTTCCGGCATTTGCTGCTGATGGCAAGGGCAAGATGGCCAAGGGCGGCATGGCCAAGCGGTACTGCTGACATGATGCCCAGTCGCGGGATGGGTGCAATCAACCCATCCAAAGTGCCGGAGCGTCGCAAGCGCCGCGATGACACGGATTTCACCGAGTACGCCGAGGGCGGAAAGGTGAGCCGTGTTAACCAGGCCGGGAATTACACCAAGCCTGGCATGCGAAAAGCCTTGTTCAACAAGATCAAGAACCAGGCGACGCAAGGCACGGCGGCGGGCCAGTGGAGCGCGAGAAAAGCGCAGCTATTGGCAAAACAGTACAAAGCCAAGGGAGGCGGGTATCGTGATTGATATAGAAGCGTTGAGAATCAAAACGCCGGTTACAAACAAATCCATCTCGGTCAAACATACGGGCTGGTGCGCCGTTCATGACGAAGGCCCGTGTACTTGTGACGCAGATGAAATACAGGCAGAGCTTGAGCTAGAAGAAGCTGGATTGACCGAAGAGGATTTTGAGTGAAATCTCCTCAGCAGTCACTCAAAGACTGGACTGCGCAGAAATGGCGCACAAAGTCCGGCAAACCGTCCTCCAAGACGGGAGAGCGGTATTTGCCTGAGGCGGCCATCAAGTCTTTGACGCCGGCGGAATACGCAGCCACGACCAGGGCGAAGCGAGCGGGCAAAGCCAAGGGCCAACAATTTGTGGCGCAGCCAAAGCGTATTGCCAAGAAGACAGCTGCCTTTCGGTAATGGCCAATCACCTGCGCAAAGAGAAGAGACGGCAGAACAAATTTAGCGCGCCATCGGGAAACCAGCATGACAACGACCGGAACCACGTTATTCAACCTCGACCTAGCCAACCTAATGGAGGAGGCTTTCGAGCGGGCGGGTGGCGAGATCCGGTCGGGATACAACGTCAGGACAGCTCGCCGGAGCCTGAACCTTCTGACCATCGAGTGGGCCAACCGTGGCATCAACCTTTGGACGATTGAACAAGGCCAAATTGCACTCAATCAAGGCCAGATCGCTTACAACTTCCCGGTCGATACGATTGACTTGCTAGATCATGTTGTCAGAACGCAGACCGGGATTGGCCAGACCGACATCAACATCACCCGCATTTCGGTATCCACCTACGCCACGATTCCAAATAAGAACGCTCAGGGACGACCCATTCAGGTGTGGATTAACCGGCAGTCTGGAACCGTATCGGAAACCGGCTTGACGTTAAGCGGGAATCTTTTGGTGGGCGACACCACCATTACTCTGAACGCAGCCCCGACAACGTTCCCACAGGTGGGGTTTGTTAACGTGGGCAACGAAACCATCCAATACACTGGCATCAGCGGCGTCACGCTGACTGGCTGCATTCGCGGTCAAAACGGCACGACAGCCTCGGGGCATTCTTCAGG